AACGCCTGCTTCCGCGTCGGATCCTGAGAGATCGCCTCGATGTGCGGCTGGCTGTGCGCGAGGAGAACCTCGACATACTGGAGCTCGGGCATCGCGGGAGTGGGGTCGATGTCGCCCTTCTGCGTGAGGAACTCCATGATCCGCTCGACAATCTCGTTGGCTTTGCCGAGGTGGACCTGCGCGTGGACGAGGTCGTTCTCGCCGGGCATCGGGACCAGCTCCGGGTTATCCTTGAGGGCGGAGTTCTCCAGCTCGGCCATGCGGGCGTCGATGACAAACCGTGGCTTCTGGGGCTTGCCGACATACTGGGTGGCGAGGTCGCGGCCAAACTGCTCCGCGTATTTGTCGCGGAGGAACCGTGAGCGCCCAACCTCGTCGAGCATCCCAATCGTCTCCATTCCCATGTCATAGGACTGCATCCGGAGGCCAACGCTGCCGTTGCCCGCAGCGCGGTAAGGCTCGACACGGTCGATGGCGAGCACCTCTTCGGGCATCACGCCGCGCATCATCAGGCGCTCAAAAAATCTGGCGATCTCGGGGAACCGCTTGCTGGTCGGCCCGATCTTCACGACGCGCTCCCACTGGGAGGCGAGGAGGCGGCCCCACGCACGGTAGAACCGCGTCACCTGTGCCCCGGTCAGGGCACCGGCGACGACCTGCTGGAACTGCTGCCCATATTTGGTGTTCGGAGCGTAGCCATCGGTCCCAGAGCCGGGCCTGCCGAGGCCGAGGTTCTCGCGCATCGTCACCGTCAGATCTTGGATCATCGGGAGAGCGTTCTGTGCGAGGTTGGGGGTCGCACGCTGCTGGATCACCTGCGCCTCGGGCGGCAGCCAAGCGACCGGCCCGTTGAGGACCAACGCAAAGTCTTCCATGCTCTCCGCATCACCGGGCTGGAGCAGGATCGCCATACTGTGAGCAGTGCTGTCAAGGCCAGCGCACCGCAGACGGTTGCTCGCCTGAGCGGCAGGGTAGGCACGCCAGAGATCGCCACGAACGCTGTGGAACTTGCCGTTCCGGCCCACGCGGCTCGTGAAGATCGTGAACGCCTGCTTGGAGCTCGTGTAGCGGTTCCGGCGCTGAAAGTAGAAGTCCTCGCACTGGCCGTCCTCGGCAAAGAGGTAGTGGCTGTAGGAGCCGTCGAACTCCTTGACGAGCGCGTGGACAGCGTCCACCTGCTGCGCCGTAGAGTAAGCAGTCCCCATGTCATTGTTGGCGAGATCATCCTGCACCTCGTTCCAGTAGCGGCCCCAGTTGCGGGCCTTCGTGGAGCTGTTCGTGGTCGCTTGGACAAGGGCCTTCCGGCTCTCGTCGATGTTCCACCCGATGGTCTTCGCCACCTGCTCGTCGGAGATGTAGCGGTAGAACTGATCGACGGAGATCTTGTCGCGGACGAAGAAAAGATCCACGGCCTCCTCGCTCGCCCTCGTCTGTCGCGGGATGAGGAACTCGTCGAGACCGGCGGCCTTGTATTTCCACGTCTCCTCGTCAGGGTAGAACGCGCTGGAGACGCCGTGCTGGGCCATCTCGTTGACGAGGATGTCGAAGTTCGGATAGAAGTCGTCCCAATCGTGGCGGAGGAGCTGGGTAAACTCCTCGGCGATGATCTCTGCCTTTTCGGAAAATTCGGAGCCCGCGCTGTCGTCCACCGTCTCGGGGTAGAAGAATCGGGCGATGTTCGGGACCGAGTCGATCAGGTCGGTGTAGGTGGCATTCCGCTCGTCGAGGAGTCCGGAGAGGTCGTGGAAATTCAGGTTGAAGCGGCCATCCTGTTCGAGGCTCGCGTCAGTGTAGGGAGGGGCACCGTCAGCGGCGTCACGGACCAGCGAGCGGTTGTAGGCGCTGGTCTCGTCATCCTTGAGCGCCTGCACGTAGATCTTGTGAAGGGACTTAACATCCTTGACGCGGGTTCGCGGCTTGCCGGTCTCGGGGAACTGCGACAGACCAGAACTGGTGTCCGTGTTGATGTTCGCGTTGCCCGGCGGGCGCTTCAGAATTTTCTCATTGGCCTTGGACTTCATAGTTTGTCCTCCACGATTTTTGCGAGCGAGCTGTCCTTGCACCCATGCACGACAACTGCTCTTGGTGAAACTGGGTTCGCGTAATCGCCGTTGCCGGGGCGGTCGGTCACCGGCTTGCACTCGATCCGAGCTCCCTTTTTGACGTATTTGTGGGTCCCCCACGAATGCTGGATCAGCACGGTGTCGTGCGACATCGGGACGACTTCCCACTGCATTGCCACGTCAAAAGGATCGGGTAGCGTGTTGATGTGGCGGCACAGCTTCACCCGGCTCCACAGGTCCACCGGATAGATCGCGGTGCCGACGAGATGGTTGCCGTCCTGCTTGCGGAGCTCCTTCGTCCCACGGAAGGTCTTGTTGACAACGCCCATGCAGGGCATCTTCGCGAGGTTGTATTCGGTCTGGAGCTGGCCGAGCCAGTCGCGGCACATGGGGGTGTTGTCGAGCTCGAAGAAATACCAAGCCGGTTCGCCGTAGCCCTTCTCGGTGAACACATGGAGAGCCGTCTCGCTGAAGACGGAGTTTGCGCTGCGGGGCCACCCGCGTTCATCGGTGCTCCGCAGCTCCCGAGAAATCACCTCCCCGCACTGGGCACCAAGCTCCTCAAGCTCCTTCCGCAGCTCCCCGGGCACCGTCTGGCTGAACTCAAAGAGGATCTTGTGTGGCCGTATCCCGCCGAGCTTTACCATGAGGGAGAGCAGAGGAACTGCGAGGTGTTGGTCGGCCTTGGTGACGGGGATGACGAGCAGCATTTTGGGCGGGTATGAAAATTTATGAACTGCGATGAAGGGCAGTTTCTTCGGATAAGGTGTAATTAGAACGCTTACACCGGAAGTCAAGGAAAGTTTTCACCGGATCAAGGTGAGGCCAGCCCCGCGCCCGATCTTCACGCGACCCCCACGGTCGTCGAGCAAGGTGCGGAACAGCTCTCGCGCCCGGCCTCCCTTTGAGGAAACTCCACGGACCTTGTCGCGGAAGCTGGACCACTTCTTCTTTTTGAAGCCGGTGGCCGTCGCGAGCGCCTCGGGGCGGAACTTGTGGCGGGAGCGGCAAACGTCGAACAGCACGATGGCACCGTCAGCGATGTCGGGGCTCTTGCCGGTGCGGCCCTTCATCTTCCGCTTGGGTTCGACCGAAATCACGGTGGCCCCAGCCAGCCCGTTCTGGCCGCGTTCGTATCGCCGAGCTGTCAGCTCGTTTGCGAGGTCAGGAGACACTCCCCTCACCTGCCCTTGGCTCATGTAGGTCCGGAGCTCGAACCACAACTCCGTGACTCGATTCGCATAGAGCTCTTTCGCCATCGCACGATCCACACCCACACGGCTCTGTGTGGACTTCCCTCCAAACTGGACTCGGTGGACCGAAGGGCTCCACTCGCTGGCGACAATGTCCCCATAGGCAGGAGAACCGCTCACGTCCACCCCGGCATTCTCCGGCAGGACTCCGCGCAGTTCGCAAACGCGGCGATATTCTCGGGCGATCTGGATGTTCCGAGGCACCAGCTTGTTCCGCATGTCCTCGGTCAGCACCTCATACCCGGTGAGGAGCAGGACACCTTTGCCGGTGGACTTCTCGACCCCGAGGAGCCCAAAGTAGGCGATGCTGCGGTCTCCGTCCGTGGAGAACCCCGGGTCGTGGCCCGCGACCGGCAGCGGGGCGCTCTCCCACTCGACTTGATCTGCGGTCCCGCCGAAATAAACGATGTCAGTGTCCGAGAATACGGTCTGGTCCGCACCCTCCGGCGGGAACCACCCGACCCACTGGCGGAAGAACCCGTAGGAGTTCTCGCCAAGGAGCTGCTTCGCCTCCTCCAGCCGCTTCGCTGTGGGGAGCCATGGATACAGCGTGTCGTCGCCTTCCAGAATGTTCGGCGACTTACGGGCGTCGAACCGGATCGCGATCCCATAAATCGTCTCCCACTCTTCGTCCTCGATGGAGACGCTCTTCCACCCGTCCTTCGGGGTGGCAAAAATTCCGTGGGCGTCGAAGTAGCTCGCTGGGTTGCCGAGGCCGATGCCCTGCACGAAGGGGTTCGCGCCGTGCCAGTTCGTCAAGACCGCCTGCATGATCGCGGGGCTCAGTTCGGGGAGCTCGTCGGCGATCATAAAGAGCCGCTTGTTCTTGATACCGATGACCTTTCCGGTCGCCTCCTTCTCCCGCTTCTTCTCGCCCGGCACCAGCTCGATGCCCGTCTTCTCGCTGGCCTTGAACCCGCTCGCTTCCGACAGGCGGATGATACCAAAGGAGGTGGCGAGCTTGCCAATGGCGGAGACCTCGGCGGGAAGCGCTATCCAGTATTCCTCGATGGACCCCCAGATACGCTTGCGGCTCTCACGGAGAGTGGTGCTGGTGACGAGGACCTTCGTGTTGAGGGGGTCACAGAGCCAGTTGACGATGGCCCACACCGCCGAAGTATCGGTCTTGGAGGAGCTCGCGCACCCGCTCACCGAGACAAAGTTGTGGGCGCACCACGCGTTGACCATCCGCTCACCCCATGGATTCCGAAGGAACGGTCGGCGGCAACCGGCGGGCCACAGGAGAGCAACGATGTTCCAAAAATGCTCCGCCTTGCCGAGCCCGCCGTCAGCCGGAGAGAGTCCTTCGCGGAAGCACAGGAGCTCGATGTCGAGGTCCGAAGACTGGCCCCAGTCGCGCCCATACTTGAAAGTTCCGGGAAAGGTAGGCTGGGTGGCCGCCGCCGGAGCGGGGGCCTTTTTCGACTCGCGGGACTTCTTTGAGGCCATGAGAACAGGTAAGCTGAACGCTTACACCCCGCAAAGTCAAGTGTTTCCGCTCTCGGGCTGGGTGAAGAAAAGTTTGCACTCCCCCGCTGCGCGGGCATACTCGCCGCTCTTCCCCACAAGGAATCGTAGCTCAATCGGTTAGAGCGCTGCCCTGTCACGGCAGAGGTTGCGGGTTCAAGTCCCGTCGATTCCGCTTCCCCCTGTTTCGATATTAAGCGTCCCCGGGCTGCCCACGCCCCGAAGTTGTGGGATTCTGTGGGCACCGCTCCGCTGCGAAGGGAGAGAAACAGATTCGAGCCCTAATCCCCTATAAGCCTCTCGCTTACACCTCCCGCAGGGAAACCAGCCGCCCCAGCCTCAAGAACCCTGCTCGGGGTGTGAAAAGCGCTGAAACCCGAAAACCGGAAATGAACGAATTTGTGGGCGGATTTGTGGGCACTTTTTAAGCGGAACGCCCACAGATTAAGAAGACCTATGAAACCTGAAGAAATAAAATGAACGGTCTGTGAGGGGGCGTGTCTTAACCTACATGAGCACTGCACTTAATAAAATGGCCGAGGCGATCTCCTCCGGGCACGGGACCACCGTGAAGGTGGGCCAGAACAAGGTCGCCCTCTATGCCAAGTCCAACAACGGGAGGTCGGTTTGGGCGCTCTGCTGGTATGTGGGGAAGAAACGCCACACCAAAGAGTCTTCCGATCCGGAAGTCGTTCTCGCAAAAGCCAGCGAGGTCCTCGCGGCGTTCGAGGCGGGAAAGATCGCGGTGGCCGCCCTCGGGGAAGCCCGCCTGTCTGAATACGTGGCCGCCGATGTGGCGCTGCCCGGCGTCAGCCTCATGGACCTCGTCGCCTTCTACGAGAAGCACAACGAGGGCAAATCGGGGAGCGCCAAATTCAGCGACGTGATGGCCGCCCACCGTGCCTCCATCCTCGCGAAGGGCAAGGAGACGCGGCACATCAACACCGTCAAAAACCACTACGCCCGCCTTGAAAAAAAGTTTGGTCAGTCCCCAATAGGACTGGTTACAGTGCGGGACCTCGATGAATATCTGGAGGGCATACCCAACCTCAAAACGAGGCTCAACCACCGCATCTCGCTCATCTCGCTGTTCAACTTTGCAAAACGGAAAGGACAGCTCCCCTACGACCGCCCGACTGCCGCAGAGCAGACGGACCGTCCGAAGCCTGCCCAGAAGGACGTTCAGGTGTTCACCCCCGAAGAGGCGAAGACGCTCCTCGACGCCAGCTCCGGCAAGCTCCGCGTGTTCCTTCTCCTCGGCATGTTCGCGGGCATCCGCACCGCTGAGATCCACCGCTTGCAGTGGAAATACATCCCGGAGGACTGTGTCAAGCTGCCCTCGGACATTACCAAAACTGCCCGCCGCCGAGTCGCCGAAATGCCGGAGAACCTCCTGCGGTGGCTGGCCCCGCTCCGTGGGAAGCCGGAGGAGCATGTCACGTTCCGCAGCCCGACCTACCTCTACAAGCTCCTCAAGAAGCTCTGCAAGGAAACGGGGGTCCAGTGGAAGGACAACGCCCCCCGCCACAGCTTCGTCTCCTACCACCTCGAACTCCACAGAGACCCGTCACGGACCTCAAAGGCCGCCGGGCACTCACTGAGGATGCTCGAAACAGTCTACCTCAAGCTCGTGTCCCGAAAGGACGCGGAGGCTTGGTTCAACGTGAACCCGGGCGACGAACCGCCCACAACGAAAGAAGACAATGCCGAACCAAATGGACCCAGCCAAAATCCGGCTGACATACGCGGAATGGGAGGATGTCCACCGCCTGATCGTGGCCTATGCCCGCCGGAACAACCTCACGCCGAGTGCGGTGCTGAGAGCGGCGACCCTGAACTTCGTAAATCTGCATAAGCAGGGCCGCTGGCACGCAAAACCGCTAAAAACCTCCGCCCCGACGAGGAACAAAGTGAGAGTCAACTACGCCGAGTGGATCACCGTCCGAGAGGACCTCGACAAGATCAGTGCTGTGGAGCGCATGGGGCTCGGGGACACGCTCCGGCGTGCGCCCCAAACCTTCGTGGCGGAGATGGAGAAACGATGAACCTCGGAAAAATTCTCGACCACCTCTGCACCGCCCTTGCGTTCTCCGGCATCGTGGCGGTCGGGGCTGGCCTCGCCTACATGCTGCTCTGGAAGCTGCCGGAAGCTCTCCTCAACCTGCTTGGAATTATCAACACATGAACATCGAAACCGACAAAACATACCTCACCATCAAGGACACCGCTGCCCTTGTGGGCGTCACAACTCGCACGGTCGCAAAGTGGTTGACCACAGGGCTGCCGCACGTTAAACTGGGAGGTCTCATCAGGATTTTGCCTGAAGACCTCCGCTCATGGATCTTACTTCACCGAAAATCATCATTGCCATCGATCCGGGTGCATCCGGCGGCTTCGCGTGGCGGGACTCCGATGGGAGTCTTCAGTGCCGAAAAATTCCCAGCACGGAAGGAGACATCCTCAATTTTTTCCAAGGGTTTAAGCGGAGCGACCAAACCGTGACCGTGTGGCTTGAGGAAGTCGGCGGCTTCATTGGCCGCGCCCAGAGCGGTGACATGATGTTCAAGTTCGGGCACGGGTGCGGCTTCCTTCGCGGCGTCATCATGGCGTGCGGGTTCCGGCTGGAGCTGGTGCGTCCGAAAAAGTGGCAGGCCCCGCTCGGGCTCGGCGGTAAAAAATCCTGCGTCTCCGACAACGCGTGGAAGAACAAGCTGAAGGCGAAAGCGCAGCAGTTATTCCCCGGCCTCCCCGTGACGCTGCTTACCGCAGATGCTCTCCTGATCCTCGATTACGCACTCCGCAATGGCGACACTCCTCCCCTACCAGACCCCGCACGCTGACGCGCTGGAGGTTTCCCTCATCGCGAACAAGATCGCCGTGGACGGCTCAGACCCCGGCGTGGGGAAGACCTACACGGCGGCAGAAGTCGCCCGCAGGATGGGCTACACTGTCTTCGTCGTCTGCCCGAAGGTGTCGGTCCCGATGTGGAAAAAAGTGCTCGGGACCTTCGGGGTCAACTACCACGACGTGGTTGGCTACGAGAAGCTCCGGGCTGGAAACACACCGTGGGGAACGTGGGTAGGCCAGTCCTTCAAATGGAACCTCCCAAGAGGAGTGCTCCTGATCTGGGATGAGGCCCACCGCTGCAAAGCCAAGGACTCTCAGAACGCGAAGATGTTGCGGGATGCGAAGGGGATCACCATGCTTCTCCTGTCTGCCACCTTCGCCAAAGACCCGATGGAAATGCGGGCGCTGGCCCACGTCACCGACCTCGCACCGTGGAGCAGCTTCTGGCACTGGCTCACCAAGAACGGGTGCCGCAAAGGCCGCTTCGGGTTTGAGTTCGACCGGGAGCGCACAGACGTTCTGGAGCGTCTTCACCACGAGCTCTTCGTCAAGCGGGGTGGCCGGATCTCCATCGCCGCGCTGGGGAACCAGTTTCCAGAGACGCAAATCACAGCAGAGGCGCTTGACTTCGGCAACGTGCAGAAGGTCTACGACGAGATGGACGCCGAGCTGGCCCAGATCAACGATCTCGTCGTCCACGACAAGGCAAGAGCGGAGGCCAAAGAGGAGAAAGTCACCCCCATGACGATCATGCTCCGAGCCCGCCAGAAGATCGAGCTGATGAAGGTGCCGGGCATCGTGCAGCTCACCGAAGACTTTCTCGACGACGGCAAGAGCGTGGTGATCTTCACGAACTTCCGGGCCACGCTCGACGCGCTTTGCGAAAAGCTCAAGACGCGGTGTGCGATCTATGGAGCGCAGCCAGAGCTAGAGCGGCAGCGGGCAATCGACGCTTTCCAGTCCAACCAAGAACGCGTCATCGTCGTGAACATCCAAGCCGGAGGGGTTTCTCTCTCGCTCCACGACATCCACGGGACCAACCCCCGCGTGGCGCTCCTGTGCCCCACGTTCAGCGCTGTCGAGCTTCGGCAGGCGCTCGGGCGGATCCACCGTGCAGGAGGAACGCGAACGCTCCAGCGCATCCTCTTCGCGGCGGGCTCCATTGAGGAGAAGATCTGCGATGCGGTGAGCGCGAAACTCGAACAGCTCGACCTCCTCAACGACGGAGATTTGGACCCCTCGAAAAATAAATTGAACGAATCCGCGCCTGCTCCGTCTATAGGTTTAAGCGCAACGCCTAATATGCCCGAAACGAAGAACGAAAAAGAACTCATAGCTCTGGTAGGTGTCGGAAACCCCGAGACCTTCTCGGTGCCCCCAGACTACGTC